TAGCGCCACGGGCAAGGTCACGGGTCAGGCCGTCAAAGGTCAGGCGGGAGCCGTCGGCAAAGGCGGCCACACAGCGATAGGGCGCAAAGGCTTTTGTGGTGTCGGTCATGGGTCCTCCCTCCCCTGCGGAAGCACAAAGAAATCATCGAAAACAACTTCCTCGTCGGCGGCAATCGTGTCATTTTCACCGGTAACGCCAACCAATTTGTCAGAGCCGCCGTTACCGTAGAACGAATGGACGCCTCCAAACTTGCGCCTTGCGCGGGAAATGATCTCGCTTTCGGTCAACTCCGTGTTATCACGCACTTTGATAACGGTGGAGACGGTCACGGTAGTATGACCGTACACCTGAATTTCCTTCATACTTCCTCCTCTCTCCCATGCTGCGCCTCGCGGGCCATTCGTTCCTCCACGGCCTGGAGGATGTAGCCTTGCAGGCTTTGGCCCGCCTCGGCGGCGGCGGCGCGTATCTTCTGCCCCTGTTCTTTCAGAGGGCGCACGTTGATATAGTCGCATTTTTCGTTGTAGCGGGCGTTGGACAGTTTCTTTTTGTCGCTGATCGGCATACCAATACCTCCCTTTTGTTTTGTGCATTATAGCACGGTTGAGTTAGAAATTCAACCGTGCCTTTTGTCAGTCGGCGGAAAGAAAGCGGGAAAAGCTGCGCTCCAGGCGGCGGGACTGCTGCTCGGCGGCGGTATCAAGCTGCATTTCGCCGTTCTCTCCAACCGTGGGGACGCGGCCGCATTTCCAGATATACAGGCCGTCCACGATCACGTCCAGCGTGTCATAGTCGCATTGGGCCAGGTCAAAGGGCGTCGTGGAGCGGGCGCCGTTGTTGAACAGGCTGCGGGCGGCCTTGGCGGCGGTGGTCTGGGAAGTGGACAGTTCCCGGCGGCGGAGGTCCTTCATGAGGCCGTCAAAGTGTACGCCGTCAGGGCTGATCTGCGGCTTGACCAGGGCGGTCAATTCCTCGTCGGCGGCCAGGATGTAGAACGCGGCCATATAGCCAGCGTCGTGCCTGCGGGAGGGAAACGCGGCGGCGGCAAGGTCTATAAGCTGGGTGTAGCGGGCGTAGTGGTTTTTGTGGTCGATCATTTTGTGTGTACCTCCTTTTTGGCCCGGCATATTCCCGCCGGGTCTGCCGTGGCCTGTTCCTTTGGGCCACGGCTGTTCAGAACAGGAAGCGAAGCTGTCCGTCGGCGGAAATATCCAGCGCGGCGGGTTCCGGGGCGTATGCCACCACGGTTTCCGGGGCAGACTGTGCGGGGTCCTGGGGCGTTTTGTCAGGCGTTTTGTCGGGCTGGGCGGCGGAACTCACGCGCTCCCGTGCAAGACGCTCCCGCTTCTTGTCGGGGTATCGGTCGTAGACCGGATGATCGATGCTGACAGGCTCGCCCTGCGCTATGGCGCGGACATCCTCGAAGTTGTCCGGGTAATAGCCGTGGGCATAGAGCTTGCCAAGGAAATTCACGTCCAGGCCGTCCCGGATATAGCCGGGGCCGCGCTCGTCAGCGTGTGCCTTGAAGAACGCTCCGCCACTGACAACACCGTCTAACAGCTCTTTTGTCTCGTCGGCAGTGAACAGGTTCCACGCCTGGACGCTGGTGCCGGAGGGGTGGCCCGGAGGGGCCGTGAACAGAACGAAGCAAGCGCCCTCGGGACCGTGGAACGGAACGCGGCGGGTGGTGTAGCCGAAGCGGGCGCACTCGCTTTCGTACTGGCTGATAGAGCGAAAACCGTTAAATTCCATGATGATATCTCCTTTGCGTTTTGTTTTTGTGAGGTTAGTTTTGCTTTATGGGGTGCGGCGTTTACGGCACACCGCCCAGGGCCGCCGGGTTTACTCCTGCGCATCGGCCTGATACGCGATCTTGGCTTGGAGTTGCTGATAACCGGAAAGGCTGTTTTCGAGGGAGGTCCTGTTCGCGTCCGGGGTGCGGGGGTCAGAGAGCGCACAGCGGAGATCGGAGATCAGGGATTCCAGCGCGATATTTACGTCAATGACTTCAAGAGGGGAGAGGGAGAGGTGCGTGTTGGTGATGGTGTTCGTGAACATGATGTTTCGTCCTTTCTGGCCTGTTGGCCTGTCGTATTTTGTCTTGTTCTTGAATATACATACTTTATAAAGTATGTATATTTTTAAGGGATTTTATGAATCCCTTAAAAATTTTAAGATTGCGTCCTTGGGTATTTCGGAATAGTTAATGCCTAGGCTTTCACATTTTGCCTTATATGCGGTAGCGTCGTCTTGATCTAACATAATCGTGAGCCTTGTGTAATGTGCGGCGTTCCAGCGGTTTTTTACCTCGGTGCTGGTGTGGGTTTTTCGCTTGTCGGCTATTGACTTTTCCCCCTCTCCCGCGTTATAATGCTGGGCAAGAGGGGCGACCTGGTGGCACAGGTTCGGCCGATCTCCTACAAGTTTATAGCTTGAGAAATTGCCGTTCCTATGTCTGGGGGCGGTTATTTCTTTTTCGTTACGTTGATAACTCCAAAGATCACAACGGCTAACAGGTTCAGTAATCCGATGGTCTCTAACACTGTCATGTTGTCACCTCCTGTTCGCGGGGTATGTAGGAGGTCGAGCCGTTCCCCTCTTGCTTGTCTGTATAATAGCATACTTTATAAAGTATGTCAAGAGGTTTTTCAAAATAATTTTTCGGGCGACAGGCTCGGCGGCGTTTGAGGCCGCCGGGCCTGTTTCGCGTATTAGAAAAGCGGGATTTGTCCGTCGGGGGTGGCGTAGGTGTCGTACTCGTCCTCGTCGGGTTCGTTTTGGGGGTCCCCGCCGAAGCCCAGCGGAGCGGGTTCGGTGGGGAGAGGAGGAGCAAGGGAGAGAGCGGAGCTTTCACCGCAGGCGGAAGCGGAGACGAGCGGACTTTGCGACGACGAGATGTTCAGCAGGCGCTTGGCGGCGGAGATCGCGTTATTGGTCAACTGCCGCTGCCAGACTTTGTTTTTGGGGGACCAGTGGAAACCGTTGGTTTTCAGGGCGGCGCGGGTATCTTCATCGGGTTTGTCGTCAAAGAGGATTTGCAGCCGGTTTTCCTCCATGTTCAGGTAGAGCTTGCCGCCGTCAAACTCCAGGTTGTTGGCGGGGTCCGTTTTGTGCTGTTCCATGGATTCCAGCTTTTGCAGGTTCTCTTGTGTCCGCTTGATCTTGCCGCGCAGGCTGGACAGTTCAAAGTCGGGGTAAGGGGTGCGGGCAAAGGGCGGGGCCGCCTCTAATGCCGCGTCCATTTCGGCGGCTTTCTCGTCGGTCAGGCCGTCAAACCCCTTTAAGGTTTTGTGCTTGCGATAGTGGGCGTTCATGGCCTTGCCGCGCTCCAGGGTGATTTGCAGCTTTTGTAAACGCTCCTCCAGGATTTCGCGGGCGTGGGGGTCCGCCGGGTCAACAGGCCCGGTTCCGGTGGACCTGATCTGGGCCAGAATGTCATTGATCTGGTCGTATTCCTGCCACAGCTTCCCTTCCCGCGCCATCTGCTTATTGTGCTTCTTCATGTTGTAGCCGCCAGCGCCGGAAATAAACTGGCTGGGATAGGCGGCCTGGTTCCGGTTGTAGTCATTGTGCCACTGGGCCAGGCGGCGGGCGTAGCGGTCCAACAGGGCGTCTAACTTGTCGTGGTAGTAGGGGCTGACTTTGGCTTTTTGTGCCTCCACCAGCGCGGCGGCCCGGTCTACCTCGGCTTTGTAACCGTTCGTGCAGCTGTCCGGGGCGTAGTCGCTCATGTGGACCATGCTATGAGCCGTGCGGGCGGTGGCCTCGTCGATTTTGTAATACTCCATCTTGTGTACCTCCGTTTTGTGGTTTTGCCTTTCGGCTGGGGCTGGGCCGCTTTTTACCGGTGCGGCCCGGCTGGGGTTTCCGGGGTCATGCGTACAGCTTTCCGTTGACGCCGGTTTTGTAATTCTTGTAAATCATGACCGGGTTTTGAAAAGACTTCTCCAGGTCCTCAATGAAGTTTGCAGAGAAACAGGAGTATTTCGACCTTGTGACCTTGATTTGTCCATCGTCCCGCAAGACTTCTTTTGTGGCAGATTCGTCCATCTGCTGCCAACCGTCGAAAATGAGTAGGGAGCTTTCATAAAAGCGGCGGCTGTATAGGGTGCGCTTCCGGTAAGGAGTAAAGGCAAGGTTTACAACGTCGCCGTACTGGGCGTAGGTGGTGAAGCTCATACTGTGGAACGTGATCTTGTAGGAGACAGGAAAGCCAAACTCACCCAGATAAACGATGGTGTACTTGTGGCCGGGGACCAGGTGCGCGGCGTTCATGGCCTTTTGGAGCGGCCCGGCGTACTTGTTGACCAGGGAATCGAACGCGGCCAGCGCGGCGGCCTCGTCAGGGGCGGTGATCGCGTCCAGCTCGTTGTCGTTGCTGTCCAGAGCCATTACTTCAAACTGCCCGCCGATGGGGCGGAGGTCGGCGGCGTTCAGGGTGATTTTGCGCTGCATGGAATAGCCGCCGCCTATCTCCTCGTGTCGTATCGTGTTCAGCATGGTTTTGTACCTCCGTTTTGTGGTTTTGTTTTGTGGCCTTTATCGGCTGGGGCTGGGCCGCTTTGACCGGTGCGGCCCTGCTGGGGTTTCCGGGCTGGGGATGTTAGGCGACGCGGAAGTAATAGGCGTTGCGCTTGCTGGACCACTTGCCGCCCTCGGCTTCGATCTCTTTGACGTGGGGCTGGGTGTCTCCGTCAAGCCACACCACCGGCGAGGCGGTTTGTGCGCCCTTGACGCTGGCGGTCAGGCCGTCCACCTCGGACCAACGCGCGGCGATCAGCTCGGCGGCGGTCTTGGGCTCGGGCTTGCTTTCCTCGGCGGCAGGCTCGGCGGTCTGCTGGGTGAGCTGGTCCCGGAGGTCGGACAGCTGGGCGATCTGCTCACGGAGCGCGGCGATCTCGGCGGCCTGGGCGGCGGCTTTGTTCTGCTGGGCTTCCAGTTCGGCGGCCTGCTGGGCGTTCTGTTCTTTCAGGCTGCGGACCTCGGCGCGAAGTTCGGTGTTGCGCTCGGTCAGGTGGTCAATTTTCTGGTCCTTGGTCCCGGCGTCCTCGGCGGCCTTGTCCGGCTCGGTGAAGTACGCCTTGACGGCGCGGGCGTTCTTGTTCTCCGGTCTAATGGGAAGAATCATAGCAAAGGGACGATCACCGGTAAAGGCCACGGCGGCGGAGACGGTCCCGGCGGACTTCAAGACGGTATCACTTGCCAGGGAGGCGGTGAAGTGGCGATTGAAGAAAGCGGAAAAATCTTTGTCGGCGTTGTAGTAGCAGGCGGCCAGCTGATTTTTACCAACGTCCACCAGCAGCGCGGACCGGCGGAGCTGGGCGGCGGTCTCGGCGGCCTTGACGGCCTCGGTGAAGTGCTTTTCAAGGTCGTAATTGGTTTCGCTGCGCTTGCCGTCCTTGTCCATGGCCCAGTTGCCAGCGTCGCACTGGGTAGCAGGCCGCGCCACGGTGTCATACTCGGCGGAAGTCATGGAGAAGATCAGATATCCGTTGCAAAGATAGATTGTTCCGTCCTCGGAGGTCCGGCAGATCAGGCGCTCACAGCCTTTCAGGGATTTTGTGGCTTCGGGGGTGTAGCTTCCGTAATACTTTTTCATAATATTTTTCCTTTCCGGCCTTGCGGCCTTTCGTGTTGTTGTTGTCGGGGTGGTTTCCCGTGACGCTCCAGGCGGCGGAGCGTTTCGGCCCGTGACCGGCGGGCCATCGTCAGACGGGGGTTACTTGCTGATTTTCTCAACCTGCAAGGCGTTGAACAGGTGACACAGTTTCTTGTAATAATGCGGGTCAGCTTCGGGGGTGTCGCTTCCGGCCTCGGCGGCGGCCTGCTGGGCGGCCTTGCTGGGCTTTTCGGTGTACTGCCACAGGAAACACTTTAGTGTTGCGTGCTGCCCTTTCTTCACGCTGTACCCCAGGCGTTTCCACTCGGCGAACGTGTGGAAAGTCTCGGCGGCCATCTCGGCGGTGATAATGCTTTCCGGGGTTTCGTCGCTGTCGCCATCAATGACGATCTCGACGGCGGCGCGGCGGGCGGCGATCTGCTCCGGGGTGTAAATCGCGTTTACCAGGTCGTCAAGCTGGGACGGGGTGAACGTGTTGCGGACGGTCTCGAAAATGATTTGATTGTTTTTCATGGTGCTTTTCCTTTCCGGCCTCTGGGGCCTGTCGTGATTTCCTGCGGCACTCAACCGGGCTGCTGTTGATGGTGCCAATATAGCACTCAACCGGGCCACTTGTCAAGCGAATTTTCGCAAATTTTTTTGATTCGGCACTTTGCACAGTTGAGGGCTGTTTCTGCTGTACATTTTGCACGGTTGAGGGTAAAGCAGGCCGCGCTGGGGGTTGATTTCGCAGGCCGTGCGTGATATACTTGTTCCGCCGGGTGGCCGGGGGATTTCTCCCCCGGTCCGGCTGGCCTTACTTGGGCCAGACGCTCACAAGAGCGTCATGGAGGGTGGCATACCGTTGACCCCGGTAATACCAGACGCCGCTAATGCACGTCATGAGCTGTCACCTCCTTTCCTGCCGTCCTGGTGTCGCAACCACCGGGACGGCTTTTTTTCGCCCTTGCGGGCTGGGCCTGGGCTGTTCGCCCTGGGCTTGCCTCGCAATTTAGCCGCAAATTTTCCGGCTGTCAAGGCCCCCAAAACCGTTCCCCTGGTCCCCCCTACGGGGGAACCGGGGGAAATTTTTTTGACCAAAAAATCGCCGCTGTTTTTGGGCGAAATGGCGGATTTGGGGGACTATAGGGGGCGTATATAATAATCTCTCAGGTAACTATACCGGGCGCGTAAAACCCTTCCGGCGGCGTTTCGGGCCGTCGGAGGGAACCGGCGGCACCGGCGACGCGGCGGAAGATCACCGGCACCGGCAGCAGGTCCGGCAGCGCGGCGGAAGATCGGCGGCACCGGCGGCGGCTACGGCGACGCGGCGGAAGATGGAGCGCGGCGGGCCGTCGTGCTTCTCCCCGTCCTGGAGAAATTGCCGGAAAAATTTCTGTAAAAATCCTGTGAGAAATTCCCGTGAAAATCAGGGCAGCCCACCACTGGCACCAGCAGCCACCACCAGCAGCGGCGCCGGAAACTTTCCGCCGGTCTCCCTCCCCTGGGACGGCGGCGGCCTGCTTCGGCGGCGCTGGAGGCGTGGCCGGTCTGGAGCGGCGGGAAAATGCAGGACGACGGCGGCAGAGCTTCACCGGCGGCGCGGCGAGGGGTTTTATGCGCATGGTATCAAGTCTATACCTGGGTTATATACGGCCCCCTATAGCCCCCCACAGCCCATGCAAGACAAGCGCCGAGCGCCTGCAAAATCCACCGCCCACAGCCCACCACCAGCAGCCACCACAAGAGCCACAGCCCACCACCGGCAGCCAGCCCACAGCCCACCACCAGCAGCCACCACAAGAGCCACAGCCCACCGCCAGCAGCCACCACCGACAGCCACCACCAGAGCCACAGCCCACCACCAGAACCAGCAGCGGCGGCCAGCAGAGCGCCGCGCCGAAGATCAGCCCCACCCGGCAGGCCCAGCGGCGGCCAGCCCGATGACCGTAGGTACTCCCGGCGGGGGTTGTTTCCTCTGCGGGTTCCGGAGCGCAAAAATTTTTTAGGTGCGAGGCGTTTTTTTCGCTTCCCCGGCCCATGGCCGAAAAAAAGAAGGGGGTCAAAAAACGCGGCGGGGGTCCTGGGGCGTGGGTTTCAAGTAGTTTCAAGTAGGTTGCAAGCTGGCGGCGGAGGAACGCACGGGGCGCGTGTGTTCCTTTTGGGCGGCGTGTGATGCCGTGCGTTCTATGAAGTGCAGTTGACAAAAGAGTTGATGAAAGTGAAGAATCAGTTGAGTTAGTTTGAAAAACTGTTGACTTACTTTGCAAAACCGTTAGTGAAACTTGCGAAACCGTTAGCGAAAGTGAAGAATCTGTTGTGTTGTTGAGAGAAAACGAAAAAAATTTTTCATAGTGGCCAACTATGGCAAGTTTTCGGTGATATAGTGATAGCGTGAATAATAGCCCATGGCGAGAAATCGCCGTGGGCTTTTTCACGTCCGGCCTGCTGACGCCGAAGCCTTGCGCTGATGCGCAGGGTGCAGGTAGGCGCGGCGGGCCGGAAACATCTGCCGCACGGCTGAAAACCACCCCACACATCCGGGGCTGGGCCAACATCGACCGTTGGTTCTGCCCCGCGAAGTTCCTTTGGAGCGGGGCAGGAGGGTCGCGCCCTCCATGCGGCACCAACAAAAACGCACGAGGCAATAGGAGGGTGACGGGATGCCGAAGCGGAGCGAGAAGCGTGACACCGCCAAGGCTGAGTACGTCGCCCGCCGGAGCCGAGGCGAGGAAGTCAACCTGCGGGAGCTGGCCGAGGGCCTGGGCGTCAACTACAAGACCTTGCGGGAATGGAAAGGGAAAGACCAATGGGAAAAGGCCGTGCCGCCCAAGAAGCGGGGCGGGCAGCCGGGGAACCAAAACAGCAAGGGCCATAAAAACGCCGCCGGGAGCCACAAGGGAGCGCCCAGCAGGAACCGGAACGCAGAGAAGGACGGAGCTTACAGCACCGTCTTTTTTGATGCCCTCACCGACGACGAGCGGGACTTGATGGACCGGACGCCGCTGGGAAGCCGGGAGGCGCTGGAACACGAAATGAAGATACTGAAATTCCGGGAGAACAAGATACTCTGCAAGATCAAGGAGTACGAGGACGCGCCGGAAGATTCCCTGTACGTCAGTTCCGTGCTGGATATGCGGGTGCCCGCTGGCCGAGGCGAGAACAAGCAGGACGGGGCCAACCAGCAGATGGGAATGTACTCCAAGGATTCCGCCTTTGCCCGCGCCCTGAAACTCCAGGAGGCGCTTTACAAGGTCCAGGGCCGTATCGCCAAGATCGCGGACAGCCTGCGGGCCATCGAGGAACAGGCCCAGCGGATGGAGCTGGAGCGGGCGCGGCTGGAGATCATGCGGATGCGGGCCACCGGCGTGGTGGATTCCGACCTGGACGAGCCGGGCGACCTGCCTGACCTGGAGCGGGAGGACGTGAAAACATGAGACTTTACACGGCCAATGTGGTGGCGGACTGGCTGGCGCTGACGCCAAGGCGGGTGCGGCAGCTAAGAGACGAGGGCGTTTTGGTGGAGGCCGCGCCGGGCCTGTACGATATGAAGCCCACCGTGGCCCGGTACATCATGTATCTGCGCAAGGGCAGCCGGGCGGACTTCAACGACGAGCGGGCGCTACTCACCCGCGCCAAGCGAGAAGCGGCGGACATGGAGAACGAACACCGGCGGGGAAATCTCCACCGGACGGAGGATATCGAAAAGGGCCTTGCGACCATGTGCCTGAACATCCGAAGCCGCCTGTCCTCTCTACCTGCGAAACTGTCCGGGGAGCTGGCCCAGATGGGCGGCGACCGGGCTGGGATATTCGACAAACTGAAATCGGCCATCGACGAGGCGCTGGAGGAGCTGTCCAACTACGACGCGGCAATGGCAGTCGCGGAGACGGAGGCCGAGAAGGGCGGCGACGATGAAGCGGGAAAAGAACCCCTGTGAAGGGTGCGTTTGGAAGCTGTGGACCGGAAGTGAGAAGATCGTTGTCTGTTCCATGCCAAAGTGCATGAGGGACCGGCAGACAGAAAAGAAGGGAACGGCCCGTGGAGCAAAAGAAAAAACCGTCGGTCATTGAACTGCCAGACCAGACGGCGGAGCTGTTCGGGCGGTGCGTGGCGCTGCTGCGGCCACCGCCTGGCCTGACCCTCTCCCAGTGGGCGGACACCTACCGGATGCTGTCACCGGAGAACAGCGCCTCGCCGGGACGCTGGCACACAGACAGCGCCCCATACCAGCGGGAGATCATGGACGCCATCGGGGACCCACACGTGCGCAAGGTGGTCATTATGTCGGCGGCACAGATCGGCAAGACCGCTATGCTCATGAATATGCTGGGCTACTATATGCACTACTACCCGGCCCCGGTGCTGGTGATGCAGCCGACCTTGGAAATGGGCCAGACCTTTTCTAAGGACTTTTTGGCGCCCATGATACGGGACACGCCGGTGCTGGCGAAGCTGGTAGACACGAAGTCCAGATACTCCGGCAACACCATTATGAAGAAGAACTTTCCGGGCGGCCACGTGACCATCATCGGGGCCAACTCCCCGGCCAGCCTTGCAAGCCGCCCTATCAAGGTGCTGCTGTGCGACGAGGTGGACCGCTACCCGGAGAGCGCCGGGACGGAGGGTGACCCGCTGCTGCTGGCACAGAAGCGGCAGACCACCTTCTGGGACAAAAAGACCGTGATCGTCTCCACGCCCACCATCAAGGGCCACAGCCGCATCGAGACGGAGTACATGGAGACCACCCGGGAGGAGTGGACGGTGCCATGCCCAGGGTGCGGCCATTACCAGCCCCTGGCGTGGTCCGGGGTGAAGTTCGACAGGGACGACCTGACCAAGCCCGTCCTGTACGAGTGCGAGCGGTGCGGGGAGGTCTTTGGGGAGTACGAGTGGAAGGCCCAGGGCATCCACGGGAAATATCGGGCGGAGAACCCAGGAGCTGCGGCGCGGGGGTTCCACCTGAACACCCTGGCCTCCAACTTCTGCGGGTGGAGCGAGGTCGTAGAAAAGTTCCTGCTGGCGCGGGAGCTGCAAAAGCAGGGCGACCCGGAGAAGATGAAAACCTGGGTCAACACGGAGCTGGGGCAGACCTGGGAGGAGCCGGGGGACCGGGTGGACGACGAGGCGCTGTACAAGCGCCGGGAGATCTACGGCGCGGATGTGCCGGAGGGCGTACTGGTCCTTACCTGCGGCGTGGACGTCCAGGCGGACCGCATCGAGGCGGAAGTGGTGGGCTGGGGCGTCGGGAAAGAGTCCTGGGGCATCCGCTACCAGAAACTCATGGGCGACACCCTGGAGCCACAGGTGTGGGCGGACCTGGACACCTTCCTGCAAACACCCTTCCGCAAGGCGGACGGGACGGTGCTTCGGGTGGCGGCCTGCTGTGTGGACAGCGGCTACCGCTCAAACCAGGTCTACATCTTCACCGTGGACAAGTTCGACCGCCACGTGTTCGCCATTAAGGGCAAGGGCGGTCAGGGCGTGCCGTACATCCGCAACCCGTCCAAGGACAACCGAGTGAAGACGCCGCTGTTCACCATCGGCGTAGACGCGGGCAAGGACGTGATCTACCAGCGCCTCCAGGTGGTGGCGAAAGGGGCCAACTACTGCCACTTCCCCGCCGACGAGGGCGCGGGCTATGACGAGACCTACTTTAAGGGCCTGGCCAGCGAAATGAAGATCACCCGCTTCTCCAAGGGCAAGATGACTGTCTCCTGGGTGCTGCGGGACAAGGGCTATAAGCGCAACGAACCGTTGGACCTGCGAAATTATGCCACGGCGGCGCTGGAGATCGCAAACCCGCCACTGGTCAAACCGGATCAGGCCCAGACGGCACAGCACCGCAGACAGGGCCGACGGGTCATCAACGGAGGTATCTAAATGGCTATTTTCCCGAAAGAGCTTTGCAAGGCGAAACTGCAAACCTGGCTTGACGCGGAGGAGGCAGTAGCCACCGGGCAGAGCTACCAGATCGGCACCCGCGCACTGACGCGGGCGGACTTGAATCAGATCCGGGAGCAGATGGAATACTGGGCCGGGAAGCTGGCCGAGGCCGAGGCAGAGGACAAGTACGGGGGACGGAACCGGGCCTATCACTTTGTACCGAGGGACCTGTAGGGGGATAGACGATGGCGAAACAGAGCTTTTTGGACAAGTGCATTGCCGCCGTCTCCCCGGTGCGGGCTGTGAAGCGGGCGGCGGCGCGGGAGGCGCTGGCGGTCGTGAACAGCGGATACGGCAACTACGGCGCCAACACCACCAAGAAAACCATGCGGGGGTGGATGTACCACGGAGGCAGCGCCAAGGAGGACATCGAGGACAACCTGAGCGTGCTGCGGCAGAGGAGCCGGGACGCCTATATGGGTGTACCCATCGCCACCGCCGCGCTGAAGACCCTGCGGACCAATGTGGTGGCCGGGGGGCTGATGCCGTCGCCCCAGATCGACGGGGAATTTCTCAAACTGAGCCCGGAGCAGGTGGAGGTGCTACAGGCCCAGATCCTGCGGGAGTTCGCCCTTTGGGCGGACACGCCCACCTGCGACGCAGACCGGGTGGACAATTTCTACAAGCTCCAGCAGCTGGCCTTTCTGGGCTATCTGATGAACGGAGACAGCTTCGCCCTGCTGCCCATGCGGGAGCAGCCGGGGCAGCCCTACAGCCTGCGCTTGCGGATCATTGAGGCGGACCGGGTGTGCTCGCCGGATCAATTCGACCGGCTTGTTCCGTGCCAGGTCCAGGGGAGGCGGGTCTATCAGATCGTCCAGGGGATCGAGACGGACGAGGACGGGATGGTGACGGCCTACTGGATCTGCAATCGGCACCCGCTGGCAAGCCTGGCCAATCAGCCGGGGGCGCTGGAGTGGACGCGGGTGGAGGCCTATGACTCCACCGGGCGGCCCAACGTGCTGCACATGATGAACCGGGAGCGAGCGGGACAGCGCCGGGGCGTGCCTATTCTGGCGCCGGTGCTGGAGGCCCTGAAGCAGCTGGGGCGGTACACGGACGCGGAGATCACCGCCGCCGTGATCTCCGCCATGTTCACGGTGTTTATCAAGAGCGCCACGGTCCAGGACGGGAAGCCCATCGGGGAGATGATCCCGCCGGATCAGCTGATCGACAGCCAGGACCAGAGCAGCATCGAGCTGGCCCCCGGCGCGGTGGTGGCCCTGAACCCGGGCGAGGAAGTGGACTTCGCCGACCCCAAGCACCCGAACAGCGGGTTTGACGCCTTCTTCCACACCATGGTCAAGGAGGTAGGCGCGGCGCTGGAGATCCCGTCGGAGGTGATCTTGAAGCAGTTCACCAACAATTTCAGCGCGGCCAGGGGATCGCTCAACGAGTTCTGGCGGACCTGCGGGATGCAGAGGGATTGGTTTTCGGACGGCTTTTGTCAGCCGGTATACGAAGCGTGGTTTGCGGAGGCGGTGGCACGAGGGCGGATCAACGCGCCGGGGTTCTTTACAGACCCGGCCATTCGCAAGGCATACACAGACTGCAAGTGGAACGGCCCGGCCCGCACGGCCCTGAACCCGTCCCAGGAGGTAGAGGCCGCGGTGAAGCGGGTGGACGCTGGCTTTAGCACGGCGGAGGAGGAGACCGCACAGCTGACCGGCGGGGACTACAGCCGAAACATCCGCAAGCGGGTCATTGAGGCCGCGCGCATGAGCGAAGTAAACAAGATCAGAGGGACGGAGGAGACGGATTCCCACGCCAGTGTGCGCACTGGCTCGGAATGACCCTGCGGGGGCCTACGAAGAAGAAGGAGGAAATCATGCCTAAGAAATTCTGGCAGTTCCGCAACGCCGCGGGGGGCGGGGCGGAGCTGCTGCTGTATGGGGAGATCGCCGGAGAAAAGAGCTGGTTTGGGGACGAGGTGACCCCCAAGGAGTTTGCCAATGAGTTGGCAAAGTGGGGGGAGACGGACGAGATCACCGTGCGGATCAACAGCGGCGGCGGGGATGTGTTCGCCGCCCAGGCCATCGGAAATATCCTGGAGGCCCACAAGGGGACCGTGACTGCGACCATCGACGGGGTATGCGCCAGCGCCGCCACCATCGTGGCCTGCCACTGCGACAAGGTGGTGGCGGCCAACGACAGCACCTACATGGTCCACCCGGTCCGCATGGGGCTGTACGGATATGCGGATGCGGCGGAGCTGCAACAGTACATCGACGCCATCAACACCATTCGGGAGAACATCATTTCCCTGTACGCCAAAAAGACGGGCAGGGAGAAGGACGAGGTGGCCGGATGGATGGACGCCACCAGTTGGTGGACAGGCCCGCAGGCCAAGGAAAACGGCTTCGTGGACGAGTTGACGGACGAGGCCCAGGAGGCCGTGGTAGAGAACCGGGGCGGCGTGTTGTTCGTCAACGCCGTAAACATGGGCTTCCAGTTTTCAGAGGCCCCCGACTTTGTGCGAAACAGCCTTGCGGCTGCCGCAAATAAAAAACCGGCGGGACAGCCGGAAAAAAACCAAGGAGGAACGAACATGGGAAACGAGATCAAGACCGTGGACGACCTGCGGAAAGCCTATCCCGCACTGGTTGACCAGATCGAGCAGGCGGCGGGCGAGGCGGCCACAAAGGCCGAGCGGGAGCGCATCCAGGGCATCGAGGACGCGGCCCTGCCTGGCGCGGAGGAACTGACGAACGAGGCCAAGTTTACCAAGCCCATGAGCGTCAGCGACTACGCCGTGGCGCTGGTGAAGAACGCCAAGGCCCAGGGGGCGAGCTACCTGGCCGAGACCCAGGAAAACGCCCAGAGCAGCGGCGTCAACGGGGTGAAGAACGCCCCGCCCGTGGGCCTGACCGACGGCGACGAGTTCCTGAACGCCATTCAGGGGCTTGGCAAGAGCAAGTAAGGGGAGGACGACGACATGAGCATGGATTTAAGCGTGCAGAGCTTCCGACACGAGGAGGCGTACTTTGAGGCGGGCACATACCCAATCGCCCGCGCGGTGAAGGAGGCGGGCGAGGACCTGAAGGCCCACGCGCCCGTGGCCCTGGTGGACGGCAAGCTGGCGGCGGTCACAGCGGACAACAAGGACAGCATCTACGGCGTTCTGCCTGACAGCATCCGCTCCGGCGAGGAGGGGCCTGTGTACCTGACCGGTGAGTTCTTCGCGGACAGCCTGGTGCTGGAGGAGGGCGTCACCGCCGCCGACATCGAGGCCCAGCTGCGGAAGATCAACATTTTCTTAAAGTAAGGGAGGAAAAACCACTATGCCTAACGAGATCGACATTTATCAGCCTCGGTATCTGGCCGAGGTGGTGCGGCAGGCCCCGCCTGTGCGGACCTTTTTCAGAGACACCTTTTTCCCCCGTGTGGTGACCTTCGCCACCGAGCGGGTGGACATCGACCTGGTGAAGGGCGACCGGCGCATGGCCGCCTTCGTCCACCCCCGCGCCGGGGGCCAGGTGCTGCGGGAGACCGGCTATGAGACGAAAAGCTACAAGCCCCCCTTCATCAACCCCTACGACATGACCACGGCGGACCGGCTGATGAACCGCCTGCCCGGGGAGACCCTGTACAGCGGGCAGACCCCGGCCCAGCGGGCGGCGCAGAAGCTGATGGACGAGTATACCCGCCTGAACGACGCGGTGACCCGCCGGGAGGAGTGGATGGCCGCGCAGGTCATCCTCAACGGCGAGGTGGACATCGTGGGCAAGGGCGTGAACGAGACCATCGACTTTGGCTTTACCAACAAGGTGGTGCTGACCGGTGACGAGCGGTGGGGCCAGAGCGGGGCTAAGATCCTGGACAACCTGAACGACTGGGCCGACATGGTGGAGGAAAACGGCTTTGCCAACGTGGACCGGGTGATCCTGGGCAAGAGCGCGATCCGGGCGCTGATGGCCGACCCGGACATTCAGAAGCGGCTGGACAACCGGCGGTACAACATCGGCGAGATCAGCCCCCGGGACCTGCCCAACGGCGTGCGCTACTACGGCCACCTGAACGACCCGGATCTGGACCTGTACACCTACCGAGAGGTCTACCTGGACGACTGGACCGACCCGGAGATGCCGGAGACAAAGCGCCTGATGCCGGACAACAAGATCATCCTGGCCCCCTCCAACCCGGACTTCATTCGGGCCTACGGCGCCAGCTCCTACCTGGACGAGGGCGGCCAGTGGGTGACGGCCCAGACGGACCGGCTGCTGTTCAGCTATGTGAAGCACGGCCCCGACCGCCGCTTCCTGGAGCTCCAGTCCCGGCCTCTGCTGATCCCTGACAAGGTGGACAGCTGGCTGGTGGCGGAAGTCTGCTGAGAGGGGGAAAATGAGCGTGGCGAAGAAGGACGCGGAAAACGCCCGTGAGACCGAGCAGACCGGCACCGAGACCGCCCAGGATACCCAGACCCAGGCGGCCGCCGAGGACACCCAGGCCGACCAGACTCCGGCGGCCGCAGAGCGGACCTTTCCGAATCCCTGCGTCTACTGCGGGCCCAGCGTGAAGGGGGTCACGAGGCAGTTCACCACCTACTGCGGGGGGCTGCCGGAGGAGATGCAAAAGCTCCTGCGCAGGTTTCCCCGGATGGGGGAGCTGATCGTGGCCCCGGCGAAGATCGAGGGCGTGCGCAAGCGCATGGAGACGCCGGGCACGGCGGAGCGGGCGCTGTACCAGCAGCTGAAGCAGGCGCTGGGGAATTCGTAATTCGTAATTCGTAATTCGTAATTCGTAATTCGGAATGACCCTGCGGGGGACGAAGGACGGGGGTTCGGGTCGCCGAGGGCGGCGACCCCTACGGATAGGGACGAACCTTGGTGTAGGACGCGACGACTCGGCGACCAGATGAAGGAGGAAGGGATATGGGCGTTTTGTTTCAGACGGTGCGGGCGCAGGACGAGGGACAGATCAGCGCGTTTCGCGCCCGGCTGGACCGGGACAACACGGTGACATTCACGAACCTGCAGGAGTTTGGCGAGCTGCGCACGGTCCGATACGACGGGGAGACCTTTACGGCCATCCCTGTGGTGCTGGACGAGGTCATGCAGAGTGAGCGGTACAACACCAGGCGGATGAAAAGCGACTACGGGCAGGGGCTGTACAAGGGAGCAGTGCGTCTGCACTGCCGACGCTGCGACCTGGAGGGCAAGCTGCCGGAGCACGGGGCGGCGCTGGAGATCGAGAGCGAGCGGAAGAACGGATTCTTCCGCAAGTACACGGTCCTGGAGAGCCGGTGCGACGAGGGGATGCTGATGGTCACATTGGAGCGTGTGGACGAATGAGTATCGTCAATGTCAATGTCGCGTCGCCTGAGACCCTGGAGCGGACGAAAGCGCTGCTGGCAGGTATCCCGGGCGGGGTGGACAAGGCGGTGAAGGCCGCCATGAAAAAGACCACGTCCGCCGTGCGCCGGGACAGCGCCGACGCCATCCGGGAGAAATACGACACCTCCAAGGCGAATATCCGCACGGCGGAGAACATCAAGGAGCAGTACCGGTACGAAAACGGCGTGGAGGCCACGGTGGTGTTCAGCGGAAAGAAGATCCCCCTGTACCGGTACAACGGCGCCTATCCGGCCCAGCCCACCAAGGATATTGCCGAGGGGCGCAAGCGGGTGATGGTCAAGGGCCGGTGGACCATGAAATACCAGGGCGTGGCGGCCAAGGGGCACCAGCTGAAGACCACACCGCCAAGTCAGTTCCTGGACGCCTTTGTGGCCCGGATGAAAGGCGGCCACGTGGGCATTTTTGAGCGCACGGGCGGTATGACGAGCGAAGGAAGCGACGCGATCCGGGAGCTGATGGGAACCGCCGTGCCCCAGATGGTGGGGAGCGAGACGGTGCTGAAAAAGCTGACCGAGGAGGCGCACAGCACCTTTGAGCAGAACCTGGACGACGCCGTGTGGAAGATTTTGACGGGTCAATAGGGACGGGGGAACGGATTCCCACGCCAGTGTGCGCACTGGCTCGGAATGACCCTGCGGGGGATTCCGAGCCGTTGATGGAGGTCGTGAGGAAGATTTGACAAAGG